TTGATCTATAGCAGCTAGTTTTTCTTGTCTTATTTTTTCTAATCCAGTGTCTCTTTCAGGTTCATCCCGTAAATAACTTTTAATATCTGTCTCGAATGGAATTCCAATTCCTAATTTAGGAGACTGTTCTCTTATGTCATCTTTAAGTGTAAATTCAGTATCTAAGGCACTTTTTTCAACATCTGATGGTACTCTGTAAAATGAAAAATCATCTTCTAATGGTGTTATAGTTTCTGATGGTGGCGTAGTCGTAAAAAATTCTATGCCATCCATTAAATTAACTTGATCATCAAAAGTATCAGCATCAAAAGATTGTGGATAAATATCTGCTAACTTTGTTTTTATCATATCGCTTTCTTCATCTGCTGCTTGAATACCAGCATCAATTTTTTCATCTCTTTGTTCTCTTAACATGTCATCTAATGAAACTACGTCACCAGGTGCTTCTCCTGGTCCAAGAACTGTTCCTTCGCCTACTTCAACACCGCCAGCTTTTTCAGCTTTCTTGTCAAAATAATCTTTTGCAAATTCTTGTTTTTTTTCTAAAAATTTAGCTGTTTGAAAACCAGATTGATTAATACCTAATAGGTCATCTTTTAATCTTTGTTCGTAATTAGCAGCCGGTGGATTTCTACCAAAAGGATCTTGGTTCATATTTCCAGCTTGCATGTTAAATCCGTAATCCTTTTCTGCTTTTAATTCATTAACTATGTTTCTCGATAAAGATTGTTCTAGTGTATCTTTAGGCAATAAACTAAGCACTAAGCTTACAGGGCCACCTGCTATTTTATTAATAAGTAATCCTGCAAGTGTTTTACCTACATCTATTTTTTCACCAAATATATCCACAGTTTTATTTGCAAAATCTACCACAGATCCTGATATTTTACTTAATTGATTTAATGCACCATCAACAGTTTGACCTGCTTGATTAAATATATTTTGAAGAATATTATTTTGTTCTGATGTAAATTTTTCTTCTGCTGATCCAAGTTGAGGTATCATGCTAGTTGGGTCTTGTACTGTCACTTCCGGTATCTGTGGTAACATTCCTGTTGGATCTATGGGTTGCCCTGGAGGTGAAACAGGTTGTGTGGCAGTCCCTTCTTCACCTGCAAAAGATTGATCTAAACTTTCTGCGGTGAATGTTCCAGGCTCTATTGGAATAATTGGTGTAGTTGTAGAATCACCCGTTGTACCTGTCGTAGGTGTAGTCGCCTGACCCCCGTCGCCTGTGCCTCCTCCACCTCCGCCTCCATCTGCTGGCGGTGTTGTGGAATCTGTATCTACCACAGGTAAACCATAAGCAAACAACTCATTAAGATCTGTTAAGTAACTAAACTGTGTGGGGTCGTACGATACACCAGGATAATCTGCAATCGATGCAAGTAGTCTTGGGTCAGTATCTGTCTGTGTTTTTAAACCAGATACATCTAATTCTGGATCTACTAGATTTGGATCTGTGACTACTAATGATTTTAAACTTTCACTTGACATTATGCTAATCCTCTTTGTCTAAGTCTGATTGCTTTTTCTTCGTCACTTAACAAAGCATTTTCTACTTGAGTCAACCCTTGATTTGTAGTTGTGTTTACTGGTGCTTGAGCAAATAGGTTAGGATTTACGTTTGCTGTGTTAAGTATACCTGTGGGCGCTTGTGAGGTATTACCAGTAATGCTTTCTGTATCTTGTGTTTCTTCTTTAGGGACATTATCAAACATGTTAAAATTTTCAAAAGATCTTATTGTGCCATCTACTCCATCTGTTATTTGATCTAATGGTAACAACTCTATAGTTTCTTTCATTAATTTAAATTCATTTTCCTCTTGTTTAGTTTGACTGTCACTAATCATCATGTCTAATAATTTTAGTGATGTTACTTTTATTTGATTTGCAGGAGTATTTGGATCTAATACTTTTACTATATCATCAAGAATTTTTGGATTAGATAAAACACTAGACGTTCTTCGTGATAAAAGAATAAGAGGTACAGCAATTGTAGGTGCCGTACCAGTTCCAACAGTCATTACCGCTCCACCTATCGCAGATTTAGGTCCTCCTAAAACAAATCTTCTAGCCATGAAAGAACCCACATCAGGAATTTTTAATCCTGCATGATTTTTAGCTACAGCAAAAAAATCATCTAAATTTCTTAAAGTTAACTTAGATCCTTTTAACATTGTCTCCATTAAATCTCGTCCAACCTCTGTTGTTAAACCTAAATTTTGTTCAAATTTATAAGGATCAAAAATTAAACCTACTTGATCTTTACCACCTTTAAATAAAGAATCATTATACGCTCTTTGTAATTTTGATCTAACAAATTTTGTAAATTGTTTTTCACCAATTAAAGATCTTAAATTAGCAAATACCTCTGGACTTGCTTTTCTTTTTAACAAAGCCTCTGCTAACTCTTCTGAAGTAATAGATCCTGGTTTTATAAAACCAGCAGAAAAAATATTTTTATCAACTTGTTTAAATTTATCTGATGGAGGTGATTTAAAGATTGTTTTACCAGGTATTGGTTTTAATGTTATCCCTTCTATTTTAGCTGCATCTTTTAAAGCTTTTGTTATAATAGAATTTTCCAAACCATTTGCATATACCTTGTCTGCAAATTTTAATTTCTCTGCTATATCAGATAAAATTTTATCATCTATTTTAGCTCTTTTAGATTTACTCATAGGGTAAACATTTTTAAGCAAATCATCTCTATAAGATTTTTTAGTTAATAATCTTAAATCTTTTTCTAAGGCAGATTTAATTTCACTTAAAACTTTAACATTACCAGGGTTATTGGCTTGTGCTAATTTAATATAATATTTAACACCATCTATTAAAGATTTATATTGTTTTGCGTCTATGTAATCTGGATACTGTTTACCTTTTTTTGCAAATTTATATAAGTTATCTCTGTTTCTAGGACCAAATACTTTTTCACCTGATTTTAAAGTTATGACTCCATCATCAACTAACTTTGTAAAAGCTCCTAAAGAGTTTTTAAAATTTTGTGTGGATATAATTGGAACCTTACCTAATTTATCTACTGCTTTATAAAAATCATCATAAAAAAAACTTGATATGACTCTAAATTCATCAAAGGTAGATTTAGATGCTTTTGTCATGTCTATGCCTAACTTAGTTAAAGTTACGTTGGGACCAAAAGTATTTAAAGTATCAATTGCTTTATTGTTTAAAAAAGTTGCTTTTTTAGCTGCAGCTTTTTTTATAGGAGCTCCAACAAATGGAAAAACACCTATAACTTGACCGTATCCTTTTGATATCATATTACCAGCGTCGCTTAAACTTAAAGGATAGTTTAATCTTTTAGCCGAATTATATAACGAGTCATCTGCCTTACCAAAAAAAAGTCTTCTTGTTGCTGTAAGTAATCCAGGGACTTTTGCAAAAAAACTTTGTAGTATAGCCTCTCTTTGAAAATCTACTTTTAATCTTTTAGATTGCGTTGTAAAATCAGTGGGCTCGTTCATTACAAAACTCTGCAGTATATCATATAACTGACCACCAGCGGAAGCACCCGCTGTCCCAGCTGCAACTGTTCCTGGAAGACCGAAAGCTGTTCCAGGTATTGCTCCAAAAACAGCACCCGTTGCTTCAAAAACAGGTCTACTTAAAAATATTTTATCTAAACCTTCAGCTTGTTCTGTTTCCATTAATTGAGGAATTATTGATTCAGTCTCTAAACCTTTTTCCACGTCACCTATACCTGGTGACACTTTACTAGTGTCGACATCTTCTGTCTCTATAGTGTCTGTGGTATCTGTTGTTGCGCCTAAAGCCTCTAAAATTGCTTTTTCTTCCTCTGGTGTAGGAGTATCTCCTTGAATTTCTATTTCACCTAAACCCTCTATATTAATTATACCCATGATTATTGCTCCACAACTTTAGGTACACCATTAACGATCTCAATTTTAAATTTTTTTGGCTCCGTTAAAGTTTTTCCTAACAATCTATTTTGATCATCTATATAAGTTTTAAATTGTCTTTTTATTTCTAAAAGCCTTCCTTTTACTTCATCAGAACCGGTTAAACCCGTAAGGTTAATTGCTACTTTTGCTTCTTGTAACATTAAGTTTGTTATTCTTGTATTTGGATTTAATACTCTAGCATACGCAGGGACTAGTAAATCTTCTATGGCATTTAGTTTTGCAATATCCGTGTCAAGCACTAAATCTTCAGCACCAAGTGCTTTAATAGCACCTGTTAAATCAAAATTAAAATCTTTAGCAGCTGTTATAAGTTGATTTGCAGTTCTTCTAGCATAACCTGCAAAGCCAGCTAATGATGGATCCTCTTCAAGTAATTTTTCAACTTCTTCAATATTTCCTAATTGCCTTGTTACAAAATTAGTTGCTTGAACTATTTTATCTCTTGCACCTGGTTGTTGAACAACACCTTCTTTTTGACCTTCAATTTTATCGCCTATTGTTATATTTGTTCCGCCGCCACCAATTACAAATACTTTATTAAAGTTGTTAGATCTAGGATCTTCATCTATTTGATAAGCTTTACCTTCTTCATAAGCTGGTCCTAATCTTTCTTTTGCTTCATCTGCAGTTAAAGTTCTAAACCCTTTTTTAGGTGCTATATCTTTAAACAATAAAGATGCCATAGCTGCTTCATACTCTGGAGTTCCAGGTATAAATCCAGCTGCTATTAATTTCTTTTCTTCTTCTAGTCTTGTATCTTTAGTTGGTTTAAGAGCTTGTCCCAAGACTGTCGATACAGCTGCTGATTTTCTTTTTTCTCTAAGAGCTCTTGTTTTATCATCATCGCTTACAAATTTTTTATACCCTGCACCCAAAGCATCTATTAAAGGTGCACCTGATGCAAGGGCAAGGCCAACCTCACCCAAAGGTAATCTTGTTTTAGGTAGAGGTGCAAACTGATTTTGTAGTCCTACTAACATGTCTATGTTAGATCTAATCTGATCTTCAGTCATGCTACCAAATCGATAGTTTTTTCTATCAACAAGGCCAGACATGATACCATCATTGGTAGATCCGCCTCTTTTAAACATTGGTCTTTTTAATATTCTTGACACTATTTTTTGCCTCCAAAGATTCTGCCGTAGATATCAGCACC